TCGCCACCGTTGGCCTCCGGAACGGGATGCCGCTGGATAAGCTACAGGCCCTCCTCGGTCATTCCGATCCGAAGACCACGCTGATCTACGCGAAGCAGGATAACTCCCAGCTGCACATGGAGCACATCCGCGCCTTCAGTTAAGTCGCCGCCGGTTCAGGCTCCGGTTCATACGGGAACGTGCCCATCGTCTTTCCTTCGATCTGGAAGCCGTCCACCGTGGACAGCGTGACCGTCTGGATCTGGCGGGTGTCCACCTTGCACATCTTTCCCCACTGCTCCGACATATCGCCTTCGGCCCGCTTCTGGGCCTTTTCGGCGTCCCCGCCGTAGCCTCTGCTGTCGAAGGTTTTCGGATAGCCTTCCAGGTAGCTGAACGTCCCGTTGGCGTCCACGACGTGCGCGTCCACGATAAAGATCTGCCTTGTCATAAAACCCTTCCTTTCCAACGTTTGTTTTTGTGTTAAAACTGCGTTGTTACTGCGTTAAACCAACCTTAAAATCAGCTTTAACGAAGTGAATTCCTTGTCAAAAGTGAGGTGGCCAACCCCATTCGTCTTTCCATCCATTTCTTCTCATCTTGCGCTTAAAGAACCAACCGTCAATTTTCCACCACAAAGGTGCAAGTCCGACAACAGAGCAAGCCACAAGGATATAAATCCCAAAGCCACTCATACTTTATCCCTCCTTTAACCCAACCTTTAACGGACTGAGCTACCGTGAACTCGGCAGGAATAACAGTCTCCCACAGTTCAAGTTGCAACTATTCGCCTCGGTTACCAACCATTTACGCCCACGAATAGCCAAGCCCGAAATCAGCCTTTAATTACCATCTTTTATCTTTCGCCGGGTCTTCCAACTTATTCCCGCATTTCGGACAGAAGAGAAGGATAGCATTACGGCTGATGGTTCCGTCTTCCGATGCTTCAGGCGAATAATGATACCCACATTCCGGGCATTTTAGTTCGTATGTCCAGTCATTCGGTTTTTCTTCAACCCATTTGTCCATAATCTCCCCTCCTTATTCCAACCTTTAACTCAATTCATCATGTAACAGCAGTCATTGCTACTGAATACCATGACCATGTCGTGAGATTGTATTGTTTTTTCCCAATATATAATTTTAGGTCATCTGCAAAATAATAGGCAGTATTATAATACCCCGAATCAATAATAAATCCGCTTCCATATTTGTTCGCACTCTGGGGCATATCAGTCGCAAGTCCATTAGCGCAACAAAACATAACTAAATCTCTACCACCTTCAACAGTTGAGGAACTACATAAAGAAGATAATGATATTGTTGTGTTTGAGTTAATGTTAAGTTCTCGTACTTTATTCTCCAATTTGGAATTTAACGCATTAAGCCCGCCCCCGGAAACCGCCGTCACGTTGGAGCTGGAAAGCGTCCCGTTGGCGGCAATATTGGACGTCGCCTTGTACAGCCCCTCCGCCAGCGTCCCGTGATCCTGAATGTACACATACTGCCCGGAAGTGATCGCGATATGCGTATCATTCGTCGATACGATCGCGATCCCATTCTTTACTCCGTCAAGCTGGTCCTGGAGATCGTACCCGGTATTGAACATTGAAATCATTAGCTCACGTCCCCCTGATATTGATATGCGAAGTGCAGATACCCGGCCTGCCTGGCCTTCTGTAGAAAGCTGTAGTATGTCCGGTTGGTTGAGCTGTCGTATGTGACCGTGATATTGCTGCCGAAGATTTTCCTGTTCGTGAAGGAAAATTCAACAAAAGCAATTTTCCCGAGGCCGTAACCTGTATAAACCGTGTCCGTCTGTACCGGCGAGATATAGTAGTTCACGTCGCCGTCAATCGGATGAAGCGGCGTCCCGCCCGTGGAATCGTTCCCGCATCTGACGTATATATCGCCCTTCAGGCGTTCGTTCCCGTTCCAGTCCAGTTGCCGGATGTTCTTCCGGCTGGAGGAACTGCTCCCCCCGCCGATGATCTCCGCCACGGTATCCGGGAAGTTTGAATCGCTCCATTTCGCACTGTTGAACGTGCTGTCAGCGTTCGCGGTTGTGCATTTCCATGCGACGTTGTCATACACCGCCCAGTCGCCGACGCTGTAACTTGTCCCGGAGACCCAGTCCGGAATATCCTGAACATTGAACATCCCGCCGGCGTGTGCGCTGTCCCCGTAGACTTTTGTTCCTTGTCCTTCTGCGTGTGTGGCGTGTCCGCCGGATACTGTTTCATCTCCTTCCGCATGGGAAACGGGCCGACTCGCTATCGTTTTGTATCCTTCAGCATGGGCAGTAGGGCTGCTCGCTGTCGTTTTGTACCCTTCTGCGTGTGTGTAAGTTGAGCTCGCCTCTGATCCAAAGCCTTCTGCGTGTGAATAATTGCCGGTTGCTTGTGTTGAATTTCCTTCTGCGTGCGAATAAAGACCGCTCGCAACCGTTTTGTATCCGGTCGCGACGCAGTCCGTACTACTCGCTTCCACGTCCTCGCCATATGCGATGCTGTACTGGCCGACGGTCGTCCCGCTCTTCCGTCCACGGCTCAGGGTCGTGTTCAGCACAGTGTTCGTCTTGTCCGCCTTGCCGGAGATATCCTGATGCTCTGTCAGATAATCGCTGTGCTTGTGCCCTGAATCCTTCAGGTTCCCGTTCGCGTCCAAAGCGGCAAAGTTATTGTTTGTCGCGTTCGCGACCTTGTCCGCCTTCCCGGAAACATCCGTGACCACCGTTCCCAGGTTGACCACGCCGCTGGTGCCCTTGCTGGCCCCGTTCATTACGATTTCCGTAATCAGCCCGAGGTTCTGTTTCGCTCCCGCCGCGTTCGCCGCCCCGGTGCCGCCCTTGCTGACCGGCACGACGCCGCTGCCGATGTCGACCATCTTCGTGTTCCCGGCGCTCCCGATGACGCGGATCATGCCCGTCACCGCCGCGATCGGCAGGTCCGGCGTGGAGAAGATGATACCCGCGCCGCTCTTTTCCCAGCTCATCCGGCGCCTGACCGCGTCGTTGGCGGACTCGTTGAAGTATACGTCCTCCGTCGTGTTGACCGTGATCGCCGCGTCCGTGAGCGTGTAGGTGTACCGCCCGCTGATGAGTGTCCAGGAACTGGTCGCGATGTTAAACCCGAGGTACGTGAACGTCCACGGCCCGATCTCGTCCAGCTTCGTCTTGTCCGTGGCGCTCATCAGCCCCGCGGTGCTTTGCGTTGCGTTGCCGTACGTTGTATCCGTCCATGGAACGTTTACAAAGGCTTTCTCCCCGGACAGCTGCACCGGGTAGTTCTTCCCGCTCTGGGTGTACCCGATCTGGATGCCGCCGCGGGTCCCGTCCGCCGCCAGGGGCAGGGTGTACGCCGCGGGCGTTGTCCAACCGGGATTCCCCTGATCGTCCGTTCCCCATACTTTATTGGCGTTGCTCCCGCCCTTCAGCACATACCCGTCTTCCGTCTTCGAGTTGATCACCGGGATCGCCGGCCGCGGGCTGGTGGGGTCCGCGTATTCCGGGATGATGTCCCGCACCTGGTTGATGATGTCGTCGCTGACGTCGTCCGTCAGCTTCTGCCATCCGATGGACTTGTTCTGCACGTTGTACCCGGTCACGCTCCGCCCGGCCCGGTTGCCGACGTTGGAAACCTTGACGGATGTGATCTTCTGCCGGATCGCGTCCCATTCGAGCTCGTTCACCGTCATGACCATGTTGAGCCCGATGTCCTCGTGGATCACCGTCACCGCGTCGTACAGCAGGACCTTCTCGAAGCCCTTCAGCGCCGCGTGCTCGTCCGTGTCTCCCAGCTGTTCAAAGTCCACCGTGACCTCGTCCACGATCCGGTCCACCTTGTCCACCGTGAACCGCTCCGCGGCCTTCGCCCGCATCTCGTCGTACAGGTCCGAAAGCGTCCAGGTACTGCCGTCGCCGGTGCCCTTGTCCTTCCCGACCTGTTCCTTCATGCTCAGGCGTTCCATCCGGATCACCGGATAGTCGTTGATGTAATCGCTGTCGATCCACTTCTCCGGCAGGTACAGCGCGTCGCCCTTTTCGTCCTTCGCCACCGGGACCACCCGCGTGATCAGGCCGTCGCTCTTCCGCGCCCAGCTCACGCCCAGCAGGTTCTTCCGGTACCGGATCGAGAATCCCCGGTTGGTGTTCGTCTTTTGCAGGATGAACAGATCCCAGTTGTCCCGCTTCAGCGCCGCGTCGAACTTCCCGACGATCCCCTTGTCCGGGTCCAGGAAGCAGTACATTCCGGTTTTGCCCTTGATATCGTCGGTGTAGGTCCCGTTGTCGTCGCTGGTGAGGTTCGTGGCGATGGTCCCGTCGTATGGGATCATGAACCCCTCGACCATCCGTCCGATGGCCATCGCCGGTGACGCCTGTTTGATGGAGACGTCCTGGACGATGATCCCGTTCAGGTCGTAGGAAACATGCTGCGCGGTCACGTTGACCACGTGGCTCTTCGTGTCCGCCGTGGCGTTCGTGATCCGGAACAGCTGTTCCCGGATGATCCGCGGCTTCGTTTCGTCCTGGCTCAGGTGCTTGTAGAACGTCACCTGGCTCTTTTTGATGTACCCCTCCACGCCGTAATACGTGGACATCTTGTACCATGTACTGTCATAGTCTTGTACAAAGTACAGCTCCGACCCCGCCGGCAGGGATACCAACACCGCGGAGCCGCTGGTGTACCTGGCGATCTCCTTCCACCAGCTGGAGTGCGCCGGATCAAGGTAGATAAACCCGCTGCCGGCGTCCCAATAGGTGCACTCGTAGTTCTTATTGAGGAACGTGACCTTCGTCCCGACCGCGTAGCTGTTCCCGACGGCCCACGCCGTGTAATTGATGACCGTGGGCTCGCTGGGTCCTTCCCGGAGTTCCGCATCCGCCGTCGTTTTGTATACGTCCGCCTCGTATCCGCTAAAAGCGTTTTCGATCTCTTCTTCCGGAATCGGCACCCGCACGATCGCTCCGGGAACCAGGTGCCGCCATTTTTCCTCCGGCTCCATCGGGTGGACCATCGTCAGGTCATAGTTGCCCCCGGCGACGGACCGCACCTTCGCCTCCGTCGGCAGAAGGACCGCGTTCCCGTTTCCCTCGAAGTTCAGGTTGTCCTTGTCAAAAACGCAAATCATTTATAATCCCCCGTCTACAAATACCGCTCGTTCTTCTCGATCTCGATCGCCGAAACCCCGGTCAGCGTGACCGTGTTGTCCCCGGCGTCCAGCCATGGGAACGCCCCGGAGCTGTTCGCCGTCAGCGAAACCCGGACCCCGCCGGATTCCTTCCACAGTTCCATCGTGTTCGTATCGATCCAGATCACGTCCGCCACCGTGACGTCCGCCACCGTGAGCTCCCGCGTCCCGGCCTTGACCTTCACGGTCGTCGCCCCGGCCGTGACCTTGTACACCGGCTTGCACAGGACGTCCCCGCCGTTGTGCACCGCCAGTCCCGTCTTCGCCGTCCAGTGGCCGGCCGTCCAGGCCTCCGCCGTGGTGATCGCCGTCGAGCACTGGTACAGCGCCCCGGAATAGATGCACCAGTCGCCGACCTTGTACGTGGCGCTGCTGGAATACGCCGGCACGATGATCTTCTTCGGATACAGCAGTTCCTTCAGCGGCTGGCAGTAGAACTGCACCTCCCCGGCCCACGCGTCCAGGTTCCGGCTGATCTTGTTCAGCGTCACCGCCCCGACGATCCGCGCCTGCTGCCGGCGGTCCGGTTCCCCGCTGAAGGTGACAAAGCCCTTCCCCCGGAGCCACCGGAACACCTTCCGCACGTTGTACCCGTCCCTGACGCTCAGGGAGACCGTCTGGAAATAGCTGTTGTAGATATCCTCGCCTTCGGTTTCGGTGTAGTCCCCCGCGACGCCCGGGATCTCCACGTGCTGCACCCGTTCCTCCGGCCGCACGATGGACGCGGGCCCCCGCGTGATGATCCCCATCGCCCGGCAGTCAACGCCCTTCCAGATAAAGAAACTCTGTCCCATCTTCTCAGCTCCCGTATCCGCTCATCGTCCGCCGCTGTGCCGCCGCCATCGCCGCCGCAAGCCCCGCCGCGTCCTGTCCGTTGTTCATGTTCATGTTTTCCACGTAGAGGTTGCTGGAGAACGTCCGCCCGCCAGCTTCCCGCGCCGGCAGGATCCGCTCGCCTTTGTGCAGGATCGCCCGGTATCCGTCGAACGGCACGAAGGGAAGCCCGTTGGCATGGCTCCCGTCAAAGCCCGCCAGGCTCTGAATCAGCCCCTGGCCGAAACTCAGTTGTGCCGGGATCGTCACCGTGCCGACCTGGTTCGCGATTTCCTCCGCCGCGCCGTCCCCGACCTTCGGCTCCACCGGGATCTCCGCTTTCTTCCCGGCCTCCGCCAGCGCGTCCGTGATACTGCCGAGCAGCGATTCCATGTCCGCCTGGCTGAAGTTCTCCCCGCCGGTCTTCAGGAACTCGTTCAGGTAGTCGACGACGTATCCGGTGCCGTTCGGACCGTTCGCGGTCTTTCCGACCAGCGCGCTGTACAGCATCGCCTTTTCCTGGTTCTGGTACGCGCCGAGGCCTGTCAGGATCTCCCGCACGCTGTCGGTCGGATTCATATTCAGCTGCCCAAGGAAGTTCGTCGCATAGTTCCCGTTGGCGTCCCGCTTCGGTCCCATGGCCATCGCCGCGTCTTTGATCAGCTGGCCGTACTTTTCATTCTCCTCCGCCGCCTTCAGTCTGCGGTTCTGTTCTTCTTTCCAGACTCCCTCGTTCGCGGATTGCGCGAGCACCGCCGGCAGGATCGCCGCGCCGACCACGGCCGCCTCGCCCGCCAGCATCGGAACAAACTCCGCCAGCATGGACTTCATCGCCGCGAATCCGCCGGACTTGGCAATCGCTCCGGCGCCGCCTCCGGCAGCTTCCGCCGCAGCTCCGCCTCCGCCGCCGAACAGCTTCAGCTGCTGCAATCCGTCAATCGTCTTCTTCAGGTTCAGCGCAAACTCGCCGATCTTGATCGCGCCGAACGCCGCGCCGATCGCCGTCACCGCCGTGACGATCCCGCCCTTGTTCTTCATGATCCAGTTCAGCAGATCCATGATCTTGTCGGCATTGTCCGCCCAGAACTGATTCTTCATCAGGTCAATCTGCTGCTGAATCTGTTTGATCGCGTCGTCCGCCTTGCCGAGCATTTCGACCTGTTCATTGCTCAGGACATTCTGCTTGTTCATAAGCGCCTGATATTCTTCCTGGCCGGCCGTGAACAGCGGCAGCAGCTCCTGCCAGTTCTTCCCGAAGATGTCCTGCGCCTTTGACTGCTTTTCCGTCTCGTCCGTCAGCGCCATCAGCGCCTTCCCGACGTCCCAGAACACCTGCTCCGGGTTGCTCGTGTCCGTGATTCCCAGGAACGTCAGCGCGTCCATCGTGCCCTTCGTTCCGCTGCCGAGGCCGTCGTTCAGCCTCCTCCGCGCCGCGAGGATCGTGTCCACATCCGTGTCGATGAAGTCCGCCACGTTGTCCATTTTCTGGATTGTCTCCGCATCCGTGCCTGCCTGCGTCGCTCGGGTCAGCACGTCGTCCGCCCATTCGGTGGAGTCCATCGCGCTCCGGGCGATCTTCTTCGCGAAGTTCACCGCGGCCTTCGCGCCGCTCTCCAGTTTGGAAATAATGTTCCCGAGCCCGTCCGTCACATTTTGCCACGCGACGCCCTTGCCGATCTTCTGGAGCTCGGTGTTCATACCCTGAGCGCCTTCTTCGGCCTTCCCGGCGCCTTCGGTGACGTTCGCCAGCTCGGTCTTCATGGTCTCGAACTTCGTCTGCGCCTTATAGAGCGATTGCTCCAGCTTGACATAGGCGGAGCTGGCCGGATCCACGCCGTCCCGCTGCATCGCCTGGAGCGCCGCGGCCATGTTCTTCACGACGGTCTGCTGCGCGCTGATCTGGTTCTTCAGGATCGCGGCCTTGTTGGCCATGTACTGCTCCGCGTCCCCGTTGTTCTTGTACTGCGCCTCGTTCAGTTTCAGCTGTTCGTCCAGGGTCTTGACGGAGTCCGCCGCCTGCTTCATCGCGCTCTTGTATTCGCTCAGGCCGCTGACGCTCATCCGTGTTGAAATATCTGCCATGTTCCCCCGTCACTCCCTCGTTATTCCGTGTTGCTGGTCGTCGTAATTTCTCCGGTAAATAAATAAATCCAGGATCTCTCCCGGCATCATGTCCATCATTTCACTGACCCGCAGCCCCGCTGTCAGTCCGTAGCCGATCAGCTTCCGGCGGGTGATTCTGTACTCTCGTTTTTTTTTCGGATTTCTTCCAGGACGACGTCGTGCTTCTCGTTGAAGCTGTCGTCCGTCTCCATCCACCATCCGGCCACCATCGCTCCCATCAGCGCGGTGGCGTATTTTTGCAGGTGCCGCATCCGGACGTTTTCCAGCAGCCAGTCTTCCGTCAGATCCGGCGCCTGTCCGGAGCTCCGCAGCCCTGCGTTTCCCATGATCCGCAGCGCGGAGAGGATCGTCTTTGTCGCTTTCTTTTTATCCTTGCCGATCAGTTTGTCCTGTAGGCCGTAAAAGTCCATGTCCATCTCGTCCTCGACCTGGATCTGGACCCGCAGGTCGTACCGCAGCGGGATCTCCCTGTCGCTGATCAGAACGAACGCGCGCTTGACGCGCTTCGGTCCGCCTTCGTCTTCCGGCGCGTCTTCCATCTCGATGATTGTCGGGTCTTCCATCTTTTTCATGTTTTCTCTCCTTTATATCGAAAAAGAAGGGGCGCCCCCGAAAGAGCGCCCCCTGTCATCAGGTCATGTTGCCCGCCTTCTGCTTCAGCCAGGCCAGCGCGCCGCTTTCCGAATTGAAGGTCATCCAGTCGAAGAACTTCGCGTTGCCGGAGCTGTCGATATACGCGCCCATGCCGACGAAGCTCAGCTGCGGATGGTTCCATTCGATCTGCCGCGCCTTCGTGCTGGCGTTGATCGCGTTCTGCGTGAACTGTGCCTTATGGAACCAGTACGCCTCGTAGCTCTTGGTTCCCTGGTACATCCCGACGTGGATGAAACCGAAGCCCACATAGGGCGCGTTTTCATCCCCGACGGAGTACAGCGTCGCCGTCGTCGCGTCCGGATCCCATCCCAGCAGCTTCGCCCGCACCTCCGCGGACAGCATACTCACGTCAATGGTCCCGCTGTAGCCGTTCAGGCCGGTGTCGTTGTCGACAATCACGTCGTCCCCGTAGTCCGGGTTGTCGTTCTTGTCGAAATTGATGCTCGCCTCCACGGCCTTCCCGACCACAAAGCCCGTGTTGTAGCTGATCGCGCTCCCGTCTGTATGGGAGTTGATAACCGCCGCGATCGGGCTCCGCATTCCGATATAAGCCATACTTTTACCCTCCGTTGTTCATAATTTCATTGATCATCTGGTCCGCTTTCGCGACCATCGCGTCCTGGGCCGCGCCCTGGCTGCCCGCGGATGCCTTGCGGAATACAGGCTGCTTCTGCATGAAGCTGGTCCCGCTGTTGATGGACCGCGTAATCAGCCGGATCGGCTTTTGCTTCCCGTTCATCTCCGCGTAGCCGTCCGCCGCGCCAACCATCGTGTTGACGTCCAGCGTACTTTTCCGGAACCTGGAAACGCCCAGCTTGCTCGCCACGGCCTTCTCGGCCGGTGTCGGCAGGCGCTTCCCGTGTTCCTTGTGCTTCCGCGGCGCGGTTTTAATGCTGTTGGCGGCGGCCCGGTAGGCGTCCGCCACAACCTTCGCGCCCTCGTACAGCGCACCGGAGGCCACGTCCTGCGCTTTGTCGCCCAGCTTCCCGAGCATACGCATCAGTTCCTCGGTGCCGTTCGTCTGCATTCCGCCGGCCATCAGACCGCCTCCATCTGGAAGACGAATTCCCTGTGGATCAGGCCCGTCTCGTGCTCATACTGCTCGCTGTTCAGCTCCCAGGAGCCCTCGCAGACGCTTTCCAGCGCACTCTCCACCGCGGACGCCGTCATCATGCCCTTGCCCTTCGTGTAGAGATCCACGCTCCCCTCGAAGGCCCGGTCCTGCTTCCGGTCGTCCCCGTTGCTGCCGGATGCCTCGAAGTCGAGCTGCACCGTGCAGAAATCCCCGTCCGGCCGTGTCCGCCATTCGTATTCCGCAACTTTAAGCCCCTTGATTGCTCTCAGCGCTGTCAGCAGTGCCTCATACATCACGGATCACTTCCTTCCGGGTCGGTGTCAGGTTCAGGCGTCGGTTCCGGTTCCGGTTCTTCCGCCGGTTCCGCGGCGTTTCCGCGCTCGCGTTCCAGCGTCAGCT